TCCTCGGCCTCGATTTCCTCGCCCTGCCGCTCGCCTTCGGGCTCGGCGCCGGCGTTAAGCTTCCTGAGCAGCGTCGACCCCTGGAACGCCCCGACGCCGACGTTGAAGGCGAAGGACACGAGCGCTCCGAACTGGTTGTCGGTGAGCGGCACTTTGACTAGGCGTCCGACCGCCGCCTCGGCCGCGGCGAGGTCCTGGCGCAGCAGCTGGTCGGCACGCGCCCTGTCGATCGTCAGGCCCGGCCGGACGTCGGACCCGGTGTGGCCGTAGCCGATAGTGAGGACGCCGACGGCGTCGTGGTAGGCGGCGAGCCGCAGCCCCTCGAACTGCTCGAGCTTGGCGCGGACGGCATCGGTGACGTGGCGGGGCATAGGGGCTCCTGTTGGGCATGAAAAAGCCCGCGCGCGGCGGGCGGGAAGAGGCTGTGCCGTGCTAGAGGTCGGCTGGGACGGAGGGGCGATGGACGAGCAGGAGAAAACGGCGCTGGCACGCTTGGCGGCCGGGGAGCCGCTAAGTCCGGACGAGGTCGAGATCTATGCGCGCTACGTCGAGCGGATGAAGGCGGAGGGCGTCTCCGACATCGCTCGTTGGTCCAGCAATGCGGTCTTCGCGCCAGCATGGGACGAGCGCACGCGCAAGCTCGCCGCCATGCTGCCGGACAAAATCAAGACGGTGGTCGACATCGGCTGCGGCACCATGGCGCTGCGGAGCATGCTGCCGCCGACCCTGCGTTACGTGCCGGTCGACGTCGCCCCACGGGGGGCGGATACGGTCGTCATCGATCTGAACGCCTCGCCGCCCCCGCCACTCCCACCTGGTGACGTCGGCTTCTTCAGCGGCTCGCTCGAATATGTCCTCGACCTGCGCCGGCTGATCGCGGTCTTGATCAAGACCTATCGCTATGTCGTGTGCAGCTATGCCGCGACGAACAATGCACCCGACCAGATCCAGCAGCGCCGCCGCGGCGGTTGGGTAAACGACCTCAAGGTTTCGGAGTTCGTCGCGCTGTTCGAGGAGGTCAACTACCTGCCCGAGGAGATGCGGAGCCATTCCCCGCACAGGCTCTTCTTGTTCTTCAGGCGAGCCGTGAGGCCGCCGCTGTGACCATCAGCCGGCGGTGCCGGCCGACCGCCGGCGCGCTTCCAGGCGCTCCTTATGCGCGTCGAGCCGGGCTTGGCGTTCGGCTTCTCGCTGCTGCATCAACTCAACCCGCTTCTGTTCAGCCACTGCCTTGGCCTCCGCATGCAAGCGGCGCATCTCCTCGGAGCGCTCGTCCGATTGCCGCTGGAAGGCGGCCTGCGCCTCGACGCTGGTCATCTGGGCGAGGCGCCGATCCTCGGCTCGAGCCGCCCGCCACGCCGTCAGGAGGTCCGCATCCGTCATGCCGGTCTGGCAGAAATAGCGCTCGAACAGCGTCAGGTTGAAGTCGACCGCTGTCCAATGCGGGTGCTTCCGATCGTCGATGAACGGGCGCTCGAAGCAGGTGGTCACGACCTCATAGCTGGGGAAATAGAAGAGGTTGCGGTCGCCCGCGTGATGGCGCGTGAACTCGTCAAGAGCGGCCCGCAGCGTCGCCTTCGAGACGGAGTTCGCCACGATGCCGGGGATGCCCCGGAAAGTCGCCGTCAGGCCGACCGGCGAAAGCGAGAAAACGATCGTGGCATCCGGCTGGTGCTGGCGGATGAGGCTGTAGATGGCCTCCAGGTTGGCGACGTTCTCGCCGACACTGGTGTTGCGGAACTTGTGTCGCGATGGATCAATCCGGTTGGTCGGCACCGCCCGCCAGAACACCTCGCCGGTCGGCTCGTCGTACCAGATCTCGGAGAGCCCCAGCGTCAGGATGAACACCTCCGCCGAATCGAAGATGCGACGGGTCTGCTCTCGCACCTCCTCGTCATAGCCGAACTCCTTCCCGTCATAGCCGTGCCAGAGCGGCACCTCGGGCACGCGTCCCTGCCAAGCCCATTCGAACTGCTGCCGGATCGCGTAGGTGTTCACGATGCCATCGCCCATCGTCGAGATGTAGGCGCGCGCCTCTCCTTTGGTTGGGACGTTGAAGCCGAGATTGCTCAGGTGGTTCGACATGTGCGCCGCAAAGCACGAGCCGAAGGCTACCGTCACCGTGTCCGGGCCGATCATCGGCTCTGGCGGCATCAGTCCTTTGGCGAGATACGTCACCACCGCGTCATCGCGGTCGAAGCTGCTGTCCTGCGGGTAGAAATTGACCGTCTCGCCCCTGTAGAAGGTGGCCGACATCTTCTTCGTCTCGCCGTCCAGGGCGAAATCGACCATCGTGTCTCGCGGACGCATGACAGGCGTCGGCCGAGACGTAAGTCTCCGCTTCGTGACCATACGCTAAAATTTCCCAGCCCATTGAACCCAGCCTACCCGCGGTCAGTTTAGCCGCGATCGGCCAACAGGCAATGGTTGTAGGTCGTCAAACTGGGCCCAGGCCGCCGGTGCGTTGCCGTCACTCGCCGCTAAAGCCCTCGAAGAACGCCGGCCCAGGTCCCGTAGACGCCCAGGAATATCGGCCGCCCCGCACGGCGGACCAGCCGCCCGGCGGGCGGGAAGTGACTGGTTGAACTCGACCAGCGGTGGCGGTAGCGTCGTCAGCGGGGCTGAGGCAGATCAATGGACGACGACGGGATTCCTATTTTCGACATCAATTCGGCAGAGACGCCGCTGCGTCTCCTCGCGCAGGCCATGGAGGCCGCTCGGGATGCGGGCATGCCGGATACCTTCGCGGCGATCACAAGGGCCATTGAGATCGGCCAGCTTGAGCTCGTCGCTCTTGGCCTACCGCACTTCTCTAGATAAGCGCCGCCAGGGCGATCCCGGCGGCGGTGTGGGCTATCTGCGTTGGATGTAGTCCGTCAGAGCACCAGGGGCCGCCGTCGACACGCCAGAGGATCTGGCCGGTGCTGGTGTCGCGGACAGCGGCCTCGAGGTCGAAGACACGGTTCGCCGGGATGACGGCTCCGCTGCGGATCCAGGCGTTCACCGCCCGCCGGTCGCCGTCGTAGGGCTGTGGGGTCTGGCCCGCCAAGCTCGCTCCGCCATCGGTCGTGATGACGGACGGCACGATGGTACAGACCCATGTGTCCATGTCCCGAACGAGCTTTCGGTACATCGTCTCGATAAAGGCGATGATCGCGTCGGCTCCATCCACGCCGAGGTCGTTGCGGCCGAGGGCGAGGAGCGCCCGATTGCAGAACTGCTGGAAGTAACCGATCCGCCGCTCGCCGCCAGCGGTCCAAACCTTGGCCGTCGCCCCCGGCTTGCTCAGATTGACATAGGGCACATCCCTGATGCCGAAGGCGCGCTCGGCATAGCCGGCATTGCCATAGGGGTCGCCGGCGCCGGCGGGAGTGCCGGACGGGATGCCGAGCTCCCCGGCGCCGTCCGAGATACTGTCGCCGACGATCATCCAGCTGTCGATGGCCGCCGTCGTCTCGCCGATGAGGACGGGCTCGAAGGCGAGGTCGTTGGTGTACGCAGCGATCGCGGTGCCGACCTGCGTCAGGTCGGTGCCGGACGAGGACAGCGCGCTGCAGTCGACTGCGCCCCCGTAAGCGGACATCGAGCCGCCGGCGCCGCCGAGCCCCGGCCGGCCGAAGACCGAGAGGCCCGCCGCAGCGCAATAGGAGCGGAGGCGGTAGAGGGACGAAGCCGGCAGTCTGACGCCGCTAGGATCGCTCCGAAGCGTCTGGTAGTCCGTCAGCATCCCGGTGTAGCCGCTGCCGAACCGGAATGCCCGGTAGGGACCCGGCGCAGATCCGAGGGGCGCCTCGAGGCCGGCGGACACTGTCGCCGCACCTCCCACGGTCAGCTCGCCGAGCTCGGTGTCGACCACATACCAGGGATAGACGACGGCGAGCCGCTGCAGGTCCACCGGCGGCGATTTGTGCAGGCGCCCGCTCATCATCTTGCGGCCGGGGGAGCCGGTCGTGACTGAGCGATGAGCGCCGAAGCGGTTGCCGGCGATGATCCACTGCAGGGAGCCCTGCGTGGGCATCGCCCAGGATGCCACTTCCATCTAGGCGGCCAGATAGGTGCCGGTGACCCCGACGGACAAAGCCGCGCCGGAAACGATCTGCGCGATGCCCAACGTCAATCCGGCCGCGGCGGACCTTACCCCGTAGAGCGTGACGTCATTGGTCCCGGCAATCGCACGCGGCGTGATGTGGAGAACGCCCGACGGGAAGGCGAGGCCGGCGCCGATCCCAGTGATCTCGCCGCCCCAGTTCGTCGTCGGATCGACCTGGAACGGCAGGCCTCGAAAGATGAGGTTCCCAGCAGCACCGCTTGACCAGGTCGGGGTGAAATTGACGGTGAGATTGTAGCGGATCAGCTTGCCGATCTGGATGTACTTGCCGACCTGCGCGGTATAAGCGACCGACAGATCTCCCGGCGTGCCGAGCGTGAAGACCGGCACGAACGAGCCGATGATGGGCGGGACGGGACCGATCTCCATGTCAGATCTCCGTCGCCGTCCACTTCTGACCGGTCGTCGCGCCAACGACCGAAACGGCCTGGTTCGTGTCGACCTTGAAAGGGGCGCCGGGCTGGACCTGAAAGGATCCGGCGCCGCCGATCGCGGCCGTGGGAAGCCCGGTGACGTCGGTCTCCTTGATCCACAAGTCGCCGGCGGAGATGTTCTGCCCCTTGAGGCCCTTGCGATCCGGATTGCCGGCAGCGAGCTGCTGCGCCGAGCCGCCGGCCGTGATGCTGCCCGAGCGGTCGATGCCGGCCGCAAGCTTGTTTCCCCCGGGCGCCGCCGATTCCACCGCCACGCGCTCGGCCCACGTGCCATCCCCCATGTCCTTCAGCCGACGGAACACACCCGGCGGATCGGCGCCGATGTTCCCGACCAACACGTCGCTCATGCAGACCTCCGCGCACAAAAGAGCCCGCCGACGGCGGGGTAAAATGCAGAACGTTTTCGTTCGAATTCCCTTGACGCCCGAACGAAAACGTTCGATACTCTCATCATCGAAACCGAGACGGGAGAATGAATAGAGACCAGTTTATTGCCAGCCTCCGGCGCCACGCGAGAAAGAAAAAGATCTTCTTCTCTCTGAACACCCGGAAAGGCAAAGGTTCGCACTACATCGTGACAGTCGGAGATTTCTGGACCACGGTCCAGTATGATCTAGACGAAGGATCGATGCGGCGATGCCTAAAACAACTCAACATCTCCCCCGCCGATCTCTAGGCGGGGGTAATTCGACACGATCTCATTCATTTGCCCGACCAGATCTGATCCGACATCGAACCCTGACATCTGACGCTGACATCTGACGCTGACATCTGACACCGACACCGAGCCCCGACAGAGCTGAATTTGATCAATGGCCCATTATCTCTACCCCGTAGCAATCGCCCGCGAGGGTCCGGACTACGTCGTAACCGTCCGCGACCTGCCACCCGTCGTCACCTCCGGCCCCTCGGAAGAGGCTGCCCGCGAGATGGCAGCCGACGCCGTCCAAGCCGTTGTCGAGCACGCGATCGAGAACGAGCTTGACATCGCCGAGCCTTCTGATCCGCTGGAGGGCGAGATCCTGATCGGCCTGCCGGCGCAGCTGGCGGCCAAGCTGGCCGTCTACCAGGCCTGGCGCCGGTCCGGTATCCGCAAGGCCGAGCTGGCGCGACGCATGAACCGAAACGAGGTCGAGGTGCGCCGCATCCTCAATCCTCGCTATGGCACCAAATTGGACCAACTCGAGGAGGCGGCGCGCGCCCTCGGCGGCCGCCTCGATATCCGCTTCGAGGCGGCCTGATCGTCAGGCCGCGAGCAGGTCTTCGCCGCCGGCACCGCTGCCGTCGTCGCCCCCGTCGCCCGGCAGCGTCTCGTCGTCGATCGCGGTGACCCAGCTCGCCTTGACCGATGCCCCGCCACCCGTCCCGCCCGTCAGGGCGATCGGGTTGGCGGGGACGTTGGTGTAGACGCCCGTGTCCGTCACCTCGATTCCGGTAATGCCGCCGACGTCGTCGACCTCCGTCACGGTCAGCGCGAACGGACGCGTCGCCGCGCCGCCGATGCCGTTGACGACGTCGCCGACCAGGTAGCCGGCGCCGGCCGCGACGATGGCGGGATAGTCGGTCTTGATGTTGACGATGCTGGCGTCCGGGTCGATCCGGTGCCCGATCGCCAGCAGCTCGGCCCGCAGCGTCTCATAGGGGACGGCATCGAGATCGGTGAGGCCCATCAGGACCATGAGCGCGGCCCACATGCCGCAGACCACTCCGCCCTTCTGGAGCTCCGGCTCGGTTCGGCCGGCGCCCCAGGCGTTGCTGGTCCAGCCCGGCGCGCCGGCGACCAGGATGTTCTTCGGGCCGGTCTTGGGCTGGAAAATGCGGATGTCCGCCTGATAGGGGGCGGTCTTGTTGTAGGGCGTGCCGAGGCCGCCCTCGCGCACCACCATGCCGGTCGAGCCCTCGTATTGCGTGGCGAAATGCTTGTCCATGGGGTAGCGCCCCCACCACGCCGCCTTCGCTTTGCGCAGGTTGCCCGGCGGGTTGCTGGCCAGGCCGGAGACGTCGGCCATGGTCATCATGTACCTGGCCTCGAGGCGCGGCCCCTCGCGCATGTAGAACTGCCAGGACCATCCGAATTCACCGATGAACTCGTCCTTCGGCAGGCCGATGCCGGTCAGGCTGTCCTGCACCGCCGTGCCGGCCATGCTGGGATCGGTCGCGTCGAACTTGTAGCGGCCGATCTGATAGTTCTTGATCGTCTGGATGATCCGGTATTCCTCGGCCGGCGAGGCCGTGGGCAGCTTGCAATGCAGCGGCACCCCGTCGGCGTCGAGCACGAAGGAATCGTCGTTGAGGCTGCCTTTGCCGGCCTCGACGCCGCCATAGTTGCGGCGGCCCCGGCCGATGGTCTGCGCCAGCGGCTTGTAGGCCTCCGGATCGTAGACACCCCAGGGCAGCGTCGGGTCGAGCAGCTTGTCGACCGACGCCCACGACCGCATGTTGTCGGGATGGTCCGACGCCATCAGCCGGAAGGCGCCGCACTGGACGTAAGGATTGGCCACCCCGGGCGAGAGGCCGGGATTGGCCATGACGTCGGCGCGCAGCTGGCCGTTCGACAGCCGCGCCGGCACGCTGGTGACGATCGGGTTCGGCGCAAAGCCCGCCTGCGGCTCCGCCGCGCTCGCCGCCTCGCGACCGACCCGGTAGGGCAGCCCGGCTGCCTTGCCGAGCCACATCTGATAGGACGCGCAGATGAAGGCCTTGGCGGTGAAAACGGTCGGCGAGCGCAGGTCGACCACGCCCTTGATGATGGGATAGCAGACGATCTTCTGCAGCTGGTCCGGCGTCGCCACCACCTTCACGACCTGCAGACCGCGATAGATGACGACACCAGCCTCGTTAGCCATCCGCACATAGATCAGCTCGGCGACGTTCGGGCCGAAGTGGAAATAGCGCGTCGTGCCGTACCACTCGCCGATGCGCTGGTAGAATTCGAGCACGTTTCCACCGACCGAGGACGGTCCGGCGACGTCGGTCGCGCCGAGCGAGCCGCCCTGCATGCCGCCGATGTGCTGCGTCTGGAGGATCTGAGCGACCGACAGGCCCTTCCGCCGCGCCGTGTAGGCCGCCTCGCAACCGGACGGGTCGCCGCCCACCACGACAAGATCATAGCTGTTGTCGGCCATGTCAGAGCCCCAGGTCGGCGATGAGAAGGGCGCCCGTCAGGTCGGCCGCGCCGGAAGCGCCGGAGACCTGCAGGCTGACGTCGATGCCGCCGCGGCTCGCGTCGATGAAGTAGGGGATCGAGAACAGGGTATCCGCGCCAGTGGCCCATTCCAGCATCACGGTCGCGGCGCCGACGGCCACGGCGGCAGGGTTGGCGGGCAGGGCGGTGTAGAGGCCGGGCGTGTTGACGCCGAGCGTCAGCAGCTCGCCGGCGGGCCCCACCGCCACCGCCTTGAGGTTCGCCGCCACGGTGCGGGTCCCGCCGACGACGTTCATGCCCTGCCCGACGGTATATCCCGCGGACGGGTCAACCACCGAGGCCCGGCGCACACCCCGGGCGGCCGAGGCGGCGATCGAGGCCGTGGTGATCGCCTCGCCGTCGAGCAGGATGTCGACGTTGCACGAGCCGGCGGAGAGGCCAAGGCTGACGCCGAGGATCGCGAAGCGGCCGGCCATGAAGCGCCCGATGGAATAGGCACCATTGGCGACGGCGCCGCGCACCGCCACCGGCAGGGACGGCCGGTCCGGCGCGAGATAGCCGGGGCACCGCACGATGTCGACACCCATGGTGGTGGTGTCGTTGACGATCGGCAGGGTCTGGACGTCATGGCCCTCGATGCGGATGTTGCGGTGCGCGGCACCGCTGAGGTGAATGGAGCCCGTCTCGGTCGGGGTGCCGACGCCGCCCGCAAGCGTCGCGCCGGAAAGCGCGGCCGTCGTGGTGGTGGACAGCGTCACCGCGTTGCCGGCGGTGCCCGTGACCTTGCGCGTGATGGTCAGCACCGTGCCGGCCAGCGCATAGCTGTTCTGCCGCAGACGCCAGCGCGGCACCTGGTCGAGCATCGCCATCAGGTTGGCGAGCGTGCCGGCGAGCGTCGTGGCGATCTGGACGTGCAGGCGCGAGCTCGCCGAGGCCTTGAACACCAGCGCGACGCCGTCGATCGCCAGGGCCTGGCCGTCGGCCGGATTGTCGGCGAAGGTCCCCGTGCCGCTGGCGGCGACCCAATCGGGCGAGCGCCCGGCGATGCCGCCGCGGATCGTCAGGTTGTCGGCGCCGGCGTCGATCTGGATAGCGTTCTTGTCGCTGCCGGTAATGCAGTTGCCCCAATACGTGATGTCGTCGAGCACGCTGTCTAGCGCCGAGGTCGCCGACCATTTCACCGCGGCGTCGGCAAAGCCGGTGATGACGCCGCCGCGCAGGCGCAGCCGGCCGAGATAGCCGGTCGTGGCGTAGATCGCCCGGCCGGCGCCGCCGGACAGCTTGAAGTCGACGATCTCGACGTCCGAGCCGTCCTCGAGGCGGATGCATTCCAGCGTCTGGCCGCTGGCGATGAGGTCGCGGATACGCAGCCGGGCCGGCTGCTGCGGACCGCCGACGCCGGCCGAGAGGGTCTGCAGCGCCCGGCCGCCGCCGATGATGCGGGCCGAGCCGATCGAGATGTCGGAGGAATAGTCCTCGAGGCGGATCACGGTGCAGCCGAGCTGCAGCCCGAAAGTGAGCGTCGTGTCGGCGGGGATGGCCGCCGTCGGCGCCGCCGACAGCGTCACCGTCGCGGCGCCCGCGTTGACCGACAGCACCGTGGTGCCGTCCAGGATGTTGAGGCCGTAGGCCTTCATGTTGGCGTAGACGCCGGTGGTGTTCTTCAGCGCGATCGTCGCCGTCGCGGCGGCGGTCGCCACGTCCTTCGAGGTCCGCAGGCCCTCCGTCGCCGTGCCGCGATAGTTGATGCGGCCGATCCGGATGTCCTGCGCCGGGTTGCCGCCGACCTTGTCGCCGACCACGTCGAGCCCGATCGAGGCGCAGTCACCGAGGGAGAGCGTGCCGATCCCGATGCGCTCCAGCGCGCCGGTGACCTGCAGGCCGATGCCGGCCCGCTCGATCACCAGCTGATCGATGTCGATCCGCTTGGCGCCGGTGCCGACCTTGACCGCCGGCGTGGCCGCGGCCGACCAGTCGCGATAGCTGATCTTGAGCTGGCCGATGATGGTGAGGTCGGTCGCCCCGGTGAGGTCGAGCGTCGTCGACGTCGGCCCGGTCTGCACGATGGCGCTCTTGCCCGACGGCGTCACCACCAGAATGGTCTTGCCCGTGAGCAGGCCGGCCGGGATGGTGCCGTCGACATAGTAGCGCGGCCGCGACAGCACGACGAGATCGTTGGCCTTAAGGAGGCTGATCAGGTCGGGCCGGTTGGCGAACGGGGTCTTGCGGCTGCGATAGCCCTCGGCATTGGCGCCCATGTCGCGCAGCAAGTCGTAGAGCGAGCGCGGCCGGGTGTTGGGCTTGCCGTAGACGACGGGCTGATCGAAGGTCGTATCGTAGCCGACGTGCATGGGATCGTCGGGATTGCCGCCGATACCGGTGCTCGACGGCACGCGCGCGCCGCGGGCCTTCTTGTGGGGTCGCACGCCCGATCGGCTGACGATCGACGCATCCTTGCCGCGGAACGTCGCGTCGAAGCCCAGGGCGCGCAGCGCGCCGCCGGCCGTGACCATGGTCGAGACCTGGTCGGGCTTGACCACGCCCATCCCGGCCGCGCCGATGAAGGCCACAGGCTTGCCGGCGCCGATCTTCGTGGTCAACGCCGTCGCGATCCGCACCGTCGTCGCCGTCACCTCCGTGACGGGCACGAGGGCGCCAGGCTGCTCGCACAGCATGCCGACCGTGACGCCGTGGCCGGCGGCGAAATGAAACACCGCCTCGTCGGCATCCGTGACGGCGGTGGTCTTGACCACGATCCGGGCGCCGGTCGCGGTCGCCGGCGCCACGCCCTCGACCAGCAGCTGCCAGTCCGACGGCGCGTCGCGGGACGGCGCGAGGCCGGCCGCCACGTCGCGCAGAGCGTACCAGAGGCCGCCGCCAAAGGTCACGAGGCTGCCCCTCGCCACGGCGTCGCCCGTCCAGGGCGCGGCGGCGAGCAGGCTACGGACGATACCGAGCACGCCTTCGACCAGCAGGTTTTCGTTGGCGTCGTCGAGCTCGGCCCCGCCGGCGGCGGCGAGCTGGCGCAGCGCCGCCGAGACGGCGTTGAACCATGGTGCGCTGACGATCGTGCCGTCGCCATCGCCGGGCGCGGTCTCGTCCAGGAAGAAGCGCGTGTCCTGGCCTGCGGTCGAGGGCGTGTCCGGGCGGACCGCTGCGGTGCGCCCGAGGGCCGGAGAGAATGCGGTCATGGGCTCAGGTCTTGATGATGTAGGCCAGGGCGACGTTACGCGGCCGTGTCTCGGTGCCGAGGTTGATGCCGAGCTGGTTGCCGGCCGGATCGCTCGGCGGCCCGTCGTTGGCGGGGTAATTGGCGTTGATGGATTCGTGGATCAAAAAACCGCCGACCCCGTTGGACCCGCCGGGCATCGGCGGCGAGCATATCCTCATGGGATGGCCGTGCGGGCCGACCATGCCAGCCTGCTGACTGCCCAGCGCCCGGCCGGCGTCGACGCCGCGCGCGGTGCCCATCGTATCGGTGCCGCGGATGAACTCGCCGCGCAGGTCCGGCAGGTTGAACGTCGTGGTGCCGTTGCCGGGCCCGAACGTGTCGCCGGTGATGGCGTAGAGCGCCGCATAGGTGGTGCGGTTGACGGCCGCGCCGTTGCACAGCAGCCAGCCGGCCGGCGCAGCGGCGCCCGCATAGGCCTGCACGCTGCCGGTCGGTGCCGGCGTGACGCCGCCGCGGCCGACGAGCCAGGCGGCGAACCGGACGAATGTCAGGGGGACCCAGCTCGCCGAAATGGCGTCATAGATCTTGTAGGCGCCGGCCGCCGGCGTGACGCTGTCCGGCTGAAACCAGAGCTTGGTCGTATCCCCCGGCGCAGTGCTCGCCACCGACACGTCGAGCAGATTGCTCGCGGCGAGGACCTTGGCGACGACGTCGACGCCGAAGAGATAGCCATAGCCGCCGGCGGCCTTACGGACCAACAGCTGGAAGGTGTTCGCGTTGAAGACGGTCATGGCGGCCCCTCAGATCGTGGTGAGCTGTTCGGCCGCAAAGCCCGAGCCGCCACCGGCGTCGACCATGGCCAGGATGGCGTTCTTCAGCATGTCGTCGGGCTCGCCTTCCGCATCGGTAGCGGCGTCGATGATCACGGTGCGCAGCTGTGCGGTGATTCCATTGAGCCAGCTCGCGGTGATCTCGGTGCCGTCGGTCGTGCCCGGCGCGCTGCAGGGCTGGAACCAGGTCTGCAGCGCGCCGGAGGCGACTGGATCGGTCGCCGGACGCAAGGTGGTGAAATTCGGCCCCTGCGGGCCGAGGATGACGGCGGACATGGCAGCCTCTCAGATGATCTCGAAGACGATGCGGACATGCGCCGGCGCCACGCCGGCGAGGATGCAGTCGAGCGCGGAGAAATCCGGCCGGTAGCCGGCCCGGCTGCAGCCGGCCATGGCGCATCCGGCCGAGGTCGGCGGCTTGTTGCCCAGCGCCGCGGAGGTCGCGGCCGACATGGTGCAGCGGATCGTGTAGGCCCAGGGGATCACCGGCTGCAGCCGCGCCGCCATGACCTGACGGTCGCCGGCGCAGCCCTCGACCGTGCCGACGAAGGCGCAGCCCGCCTGCGCCGCGCCGGCCAGGGCGGCGCCCTCGCTGGCACCACCGGGCAGGTCGAGCGGCAGGTCGAACTCGACCCCGGGCATCAGGCCCGGCGTGTAGTACCCGTCATCCCGGATCCGCACCCGCGGCGCCGGGTCGTAGATCGCCAGGTCGTAGCCATAGCGCGCCGCCACCTCCTCGAGGTCGGCGATGCGCGCACCGCCGACCAGCGCGACCTTGGCACAGAGGTCGCCGCCGGAGGGATCGCAGGCGTCCGGCAAGCCGTATTCGGCGAGCCAGGAATCGACCGTCTCCGACGCCGTGGCGCAGAATATCTCCTCGCCGAGCGCGCAGATGCGCTCGTTGAGGAGGAACAGCGCCCGGGCGATGGCGCGCCAGACCCCGCGCCGCGGCGAGGTGGCCGGTGCCTCGGCCCCGTCCGTGCCCCAGGCGACGCCGCGCGGTGCCTGCGCCTCGACCTGCGCGGCGAGCTCGTCGACGGTCGGGCAGCTCATAGGAACTGGATCGTCCCCGGTATCGCGAGCTCGCCGCGCGACAGCATGATGTCGGCGGCGGGCTCCACCAGCTCGTGCCGGCGCTCGCCCGTCGCGGCCGAGATGGCCTCGCCGATCCAGGAGCGCGAGAACCGGAACGGCGCTGCCGACTGGCCGACCTCGCCGCGGCGCCGGAAGGCATCGGCGATCTCGTCGCGCACCGCATCCCGGACGTCCGAGGTGGCCGGCTCGAGCCCGCGGATCTTGATCGGCACCGGCACCGGTGTCGGCGCACGGACGCAGACGATCGCAGTCGCCGGCGCGAACGGCGCGATCCAGTTGCTCACGCGCTGTATGTCCGCCGTCGTCGGCACACCGTCGGCATAGAGGTCGTCCATCAGGATCCAGACGCCGACCGTGCCGAGCCCGTAGGCCAGCCGCTCCACGTACACCCGCGTCACGCCGGCCGCCTCACCGGCCCAGATGACATAGTCGGACGGTGCACCGCCCATGGGCGTGTGGCGCTTGCGGTAGAGCACGCGTTCGCGCAGCCGCTCGTCCTTTTCGACTTCGTCGCCGCCGCCGATACCGTCCGACGCCACGACGGTACAGCTCCGACGAATCCTCGGCCGGACCGGAGATGATCAGTGGCG